TAGCAGATAACGCGAGCAGATGTTTTGGTATTGATGTGTTTCATCCAGAACCGAATGGGTGGATAATGGTGCGTGCATGTGAAGGCACGTCATGTTCAAGTTGGACAACGACATCCATTCCTGAGCCTGGATTTGGAATGATGATCACAGCAGGATTAATCATGCTTGGTGTGTTAGGGAAAGTAAATGGCAACAGAAGAAGATGGCTATCAAGGTAATCCCCTACTAAAAAAAGTAGGTGTCAATCACGAATACACCCCAGACGAAATCAAAGAGTATGTGAAGTGTGCGAAAGATCCGATTTATTTCGTTCGCAACTATGTCAAGATTGTCAGTTTGGATGAAGGTCTAGTTCCTTTCGAGATGTATGACTTCCAAGAGAAGATCATCCGAACGATCCATGACAATAGATTTACGATCGGTAAGCTCCCACGCCAGACAGGAAAGACAACAACAGTCGTCGCATATTTCCTACACTATACGTTATTTAACGACAATGTGAACTGTGCTATTCTGGCTAACAAAGGGCAGCTTGCGCGTGACATTCTTGCTCGCTATCAGCTCGCATACGAAAACCTTCCGTTCTTTCTACAGCAGGGTGTTCTTGCATGGAACAAGGGATCTATCGAACTGGAGAACGGGTCGAAGATCATCGCAGCATCCACCTCCTCTTCCGCCATTCGAGGTGGATCGTTCAACATGCTGCTGCTGGACGAGTTCGCATTCGTTCCCAGACACATCGCTGAAGAGTTCTTCGCATCCACATATCCGACCATCTCTTCTGGTAAGACCACCAAGATGGTGATCATCTCTACCCCTTGTGGTATGAATCACTTCTACAGAATGTGGATGGACGCAAACGAGGGAAAGTCGGAATACGTTCCAGTGGAGGTACACTGGTCCGAGGTTCCGGGGAGAGATGAGGAGTGGAAAGAATCTACAATCCGCAACACCTCAAAGGAACAGTTCGCGCAGGAGTTTGAGTGCGAGTTCGTCGGTTCTCAGAACACGCTGATCAACGCAACAAAGCTCAAAGCGATGCCATTTGCTGATCCCATATCAACAGCAGGGCAGCTTGATGTGTATCGAAATCCAGAGCCAGATCATATATACACGATCACCGTTGATGTTAGTCACGGAGAAGGGTTGGACTTCTCTACGTTTTCGGTTATTGACTCTGGGCAGTTCCCATATCGCGTAGTGGCTAAGTATCGGTCAAGTACGATTTCACCGCTCGAATATCCTACGGTCATACAGAATGTGGCTAAAACTTACAACGATGCGTGGGTGCTAGTCGAGATCAACGACATCGGGCAGCAGGTCGCAACCATTCTTCACGAGGATCTGGAGTATGATCACCTCCTCTACGTCACGACACGGGGACGAGCAGGGCAAGGATTGGGAACTGGATTTGGAGCAGGATCGCTTCAGTTTGGTATCAAGACGAGCAAGAAGGTCAAGCAAATTGGATGTGCCAATCTAAAAAACTTGATCGAAGCAGATCGACTAATCGTGGAAGACTTTGACACGATCTGTGAAATGACCAGTTTCATCGCCAAGGGATACAGCTACGAAGCTGAACCAGGGCATCACGACGATCTGGTGATGAATCTGGTGCTATTTGCGTGGTGTACGACGGAGCCATATTTCAAGGATGTGACGAACACCGACACCCATAAGAAGATGGTGTTGGAGAAGCTGAAGCGCGAAGAGCTGCGGGAGAAGGAGAAGGAAGAACGAGAGCTGGAGCATCTGGTTCCTTTCGGAATCATTGATTCGGGAGATCCTGATGCAGATAAATACAGAGTAGCAAAACAGGGGAGTGATTCGTGGATCTGGGCTGGTGATGATGATTGGTAAACGAAAATCGGCGATTGTATAAATATCTCCAAGAAGAGCAGCCCACATAAACTTGGGCGTAATTACGAAGGAGAGAAGACATGCCTTTCCAGATTTCACCGGGCGTACAGGTCACAGAAGTTGATCTAACAACATTAATCCCGGCCGTCGCTACTACAGAGGGAGCTTTTGTTGGAACATTTGCATGGGGTCCAGTTGACGAGATTACACTTATTGATTCCCAGGCAGAGCTTGTCAATCGTTTCGGCAAGCCAAACTCAGATAATTTTCAGCATTGGTTTTCAGCATCAAACTTTCTCGATTACGGCAACTCTTTGAAGGTCGTTCGTGTCGTTCACACAGATCCTACTACCGGAGCCAATAATGCTACAGCAGCAGGAAATGAGTTTATTGTAAAGAATCGGTCTGGATACGATACAGCCACACTTACGAATGTTGGAACTTTTTCCGCTAAGTGGCCAGGCGCACTTGGAAATTCATTGCGCGTTTCTGTTTGTGACTCTATATCAGGACAGTTCACCAACTCCTCTCCGGGGTTTTCTGCTAATGCGGTAATAGGATCTAATATTCTGGAATTTGAGAATACACAGAATCATCATCAGAATTTTGTAAAGGGTGACATTATTACTTTTTCATCTACTGAGGATGCTCCAGAAACAAATCGTTCATTCACCGTAGATGGAGCTGGTCTACAGACAACAATCGTTCCTTCTGGATCATATCGAGTCATTGACACTTCGGTAGCTAATCAGATTACGGTAGATCGTGAGTTTCCAATTCAGGCTAACAACATAATTGTTACCCGAGAGTGGGAGTTCTACAATAACTTCGATTTGGCGCCGGGAACATCTGAATATGCTGATGCTCGGAATGCTACAAATGATGAATTTCATCTTGTTGTATCAGACGCAACCGGATTAATAACAGGAATAAAGGGAACCGTTCTCGAAACATTTTCTAATCTATCTAAGGCTGCTGATGCCCGAAATCAAGACGGAACATCTAACTACTATGTTAATGTTATCAATGATCAGAGTGAATGGATTTGGATAGGTAGTGAAGCTGGGTTTAATCATACATCCGAATCAGGTAAATATGACTTAGGTGATACGATTGATCCAACCGCATCAAAAGAGTTTGTTCAAATATACACAGGAACAGGCGATCTTCAGGAAACTGCAAGAGAATGGACTCCATATAGCGTAGACCTTAGCGGTGGACAAGATGGAAATCCAAACTCAGTGGGACCAATTCAAAATGGTTATGATTTGTTCAACAACCCAGAAGAAGTTGACATCTCTCTCGTTCTCTGCGGACCACATAACGGAACAGTCGCTCGATACGTTATTGACAATCTGGTTGAGGATCGAAAGGACTGCGTTGCATTTATATCCCCGGAACAGACAGATTGTGTAAACATACCCAATCCAAGTACCGCTTTGACTAATATCAAGAACTTTAGAAACACAACAGACGGAATCAATGGCAGAAGTTCTTCCTACGCAGTCATGGACTCTGGATGGAAGTATCAGTATGACAAGTTCAATGATGTGTATCGTTGGGTTCCACTCAATGCGGACATCGCAGGTCTTTGTGTGAATACTGACAATGTTCGAGATCCTTGGTTCAGCCCTGCTGGTCTGAATCGAGGACAAGTTAAGAATGTCGTCAAGCTCGCATGGAATCCTCGACGCTCTCATCGAGATGAGCTTTACAAGAACGGCATCAATCCAGTCGTGACACTACCAGGGCAGGGAACTGTTCTGTTCGGTGACAAGACGCTTCAGTCCAAGCCAAGCGCATTTGATCGAATCAACGTGCGACGTTTGTTCATCGTTCTTGAGAAGGCCATCGCGACAGCAGCCAAGTATACGTTGTTTGAGTTCAATGATGAGTTCACACGCGCTCAGTTCCGAAATCTCGTGGAACCATTCCTTCGCGATGTTCAGGGGAGAAGAGGTATATATGACTTCCGTGTTGTGTGTGATACAACAAACAACACACCAGAGGTCATTGACCGTAATGAGTTTGTCGGTGACATCTACATTAAGCCAGCTCGCTCGATCAATTTCATCACGTTGAATTTTGTGGCAGCACGAACTGGTGTGAACTTTGAAGAGATCGTCGGACAGTTCTAATCCATAAGGAGTCAATAAGATGGCATTTAACATCAACGACATTCGCGCTCAAATGACAGGTGGCGGCGCGCGTTCAAATCTATTTCAAGTTGAGTTGCCGTTACCTCCCGCCATTGCGGGCGGTGACGCTGTGGCCGCATCACAAAAGCTCACTTTTACTTGCCGATCCACAATTTTTCCAGGTTCAACGGTTACTTCGATTCCTGTTCCGTATTTCGGGCGAACAGTAAACTTTGCTGGAACTAGAACTTTCGAAGAATGGTCAGTGACGGTGCTTAATGATGAAGATTTTCTTGTTTACGATGCAATCAACGCATGGTCAAATAGCATCAACACCCATGAAGGTAATCTTCGAGCTTCGGGACCAAATCCTAATAGCTATCAAGCTAGTGCTGATGTTGTTCAATTTGGTAAACGTGGCGATGAAATTAAGCGCATTACACTTGTTAATCTATGGCCAGCATCAATTCAGCAGATGGATCTCTCTTGGGATGCTGCCGATGCAATCCAAGACTTCTCTGTGTCATGGGTTTACGACTATTGGGTGAACGCCGGAGTTACTTCGTAACTCAGATTAGTTCTCTTTCACGATCAAGAGGGCGCGGATACCTTGTCCAGTGAGGCGGGCCCGCGTCCTCTTTTTCGTTGAGAGCAAGTATAAATATATGAAGATGCGATTACTTGGGAGTCACAGATGCCTATCAACTTTTTCGGTTTTGAAATCACTAGCAAGAAGGAGCGCGAAGAGCGCGAACAACAGAACCTTCTTGCCTTCACCGCGCCAGAAGAACAGGAAGAAGCGGTAGATGTATCACCTATAGGTGGATATGGTGGCGGTGGTCAATATGGAATCGCGATTGATATTGACGGATCAATCAAGGATGAGAATCAGCTTATCACAATGTATCGTACAATGGCAGTCTACCCTGAAGTTGATTATGCCATCGACGACATTGTGAATGAGGCTGTTATTGATCAAGACGATGACTTCTGCGTCAGTCTTAATCTCGATCGAAGTCAGATCAGCACATCATTGAAGAAGAAGATCATCGACGAGTTTGATAATGTGCTTGAGCTTTTAGACTTCAAGTTGAAAGCATATGACATCTTTCGACGATGGTACGTTGATGGCAGAGTATACTATCACATCATCATCGACAAGACCAGCCCAAAGGCAGGCATTCAAGAGCTTCGATATATTGATCCACGAAAGATCAAGAAGATCAAAGAGAAGCCAAAGCCAGCAAATCAAGTTGCATCCAAAGACAAGCCTCCGGTTGTAATTCCTCCGAAGGAATATTACATCTACAATCAAAAAGGATTGGATGCAAAAAACAGCACACCCATTCCGATTACTCTTGACGCTATTGCATACAACGGATCTGGCTTGGTAGACGCATCACGAAAGCGTGTTATTTCAAATCTACAGAAAGCAGTTCGCCCGTGGAATCAGCTCAAGATGCTTGAGGATGCTGTTGTGATCTATCGCATCTCTCGTGCCCCAGAACGTCGAGTGTTCTACGTTGATGTTGGAAATCTACCAAAAGGTAAAGCAGAAGCATATCTCAAAGACATCATGGTTCGCTTCAAGAATAAGGTAACATACAACGCAGAGACAGGTGCAGTTGAGGATGCTCGTCATCATCGCACAATGCTGGAGGACTTCTGGCTACCACGAAGAGAAGGTGGAAAGGGAACAGAAGTCAGCACACTAGCAGGTGGGCAGAATCTTGGAGAGATTGAGGATATTCTATATTTCCGCCGTAAGCTCTATCAGGCTATGAATGTTCCTCGAACACGCATGGAATCCGAAGCTGGATTCTCCATTGGGCGAGACACAGAGATCACACGAGACGAAGTGAAATTTGGAAAATTCGTACAGAGACTCCGAAATCGCTTTGCCTTATTGTTCCACGATCTGCTAGAAAAACAACTGATTCTGAAAAATATCATTACTGCTGATGACTGGAAGAATATCAAGAAGGACATGCGGTTCAACTGGCAGCAAGATACGCACTTCATGGAACTTCAGCAGATAGAATCATTACGTTCACGAATTGAAATTCTGGATAATATTGACAGTCATGTTGGAACATACATATCTAAGCTATGGGTTCAGAAGAATATTCTTCGACAGACTGACGAAGAGATCAAAGAAATCGCAGCTCAAATTAAAAAGGAAGAGAATGCGGGAGAAACAACAGTTACTCCTGCTGGACCTGACATTGAACTGCCACCAGAAGAACCTCCAGCTCCTCCACGGAATCCAGAAGAAGATAATACACTAACACAATGAGATGAAAATGAAATCATTTAAGGAAAAGTACGAGGTCGAAGTCCAAGAAGAGGAATTTGAGACTCTTGATGTAGACTCAACCATAGCTGATGATTTCGATTCTATCGTTGGAAAATCTGTGTCTGCTCCTGTTCAGCAGGTTAATGAACAAGTATCGGTACAAGTTGAAAGAAGAGGCCCATCAGGATTGCCTGGGCTACCTGGCATTCAAGGCGAGCGTGGATTTATCGGTGAGCAAGGGCCTATCGGAGAACAAGGACCACAAGGTGTTCAGGGTGAAACAGGCCCGCAAGGCGAGCGAGGAGAAAGAGGAGAGCGCGGATCAAAAGGAGATCAAGGGCTTCAGGGTTTGTCAGGAGCGCCCGGGCGAGATGGAGAACCGGGACCAAAGGGAGACAAAGGCGATCCCGGTACACAAGGTCCGCAGGGAGTAGCAGGACCGCAAGGGCCAGCTGGCCAGCCAGGAGCAAAAGGTCCGCAAGGGCCAAAGGGTGATCAAGGCATTCAAGGAAAAGAAGGTCGCCAAGGAAAACAAGGGCCAAAAGGAGCGACAGGTCCAA